TTTTCTTCGTAGCTTGGTCCCATTTCTAAACAAGCTCTTATTTGATCTTTATCAAAGTAAGGAAGTTTAGATAAGCTTCTAAATTGTGAACGATTTAGTTTGTGTCTATGTACAACATACTCACACTCTTCCATTGTTGTAGCATTAGGATCTGGAAAGAAATCCCATATACTTACAAACTCAATGCGTGGTACACGTACTTGCAATGGATCATATGTTCGCTCACCATCTTCTTTAGACCATCTATTTAAAGTTTTATTAAAATTAAATGGTCCTTTAACAATACCTGTTCCAAACAGTGCTGATTCAAATAGTGCGTTTCTTATTTCACTAGAACCATTAGATTCTTCTATTTGATCATGTATTAGCTTTTCCATTCTTCTTGCTGCTTTTTGAGCAGGTTTCATTTCTGGAACTTGTGGATTAGCTGATGCTCCTTCTATTAAAGAGTCTTTTACTTGTGTATCTAATGGACCTTCAAATTTACCTGTGCCGTATGTAGCCCCTGCCTTTAATGTTTTGCCATCTCCTTCATATCCTACATCATAAGGATTTTCTTTTTGTTCTTCTTGATTTAATCTGCTTGTTTCAATTCCGGGAACTGGATTATTAATATCTAGATGTGCAATCTCTGGCGCACCTTCAGGCACTTTAGTTTCAGAAACACCTATAGGAAACTTGTTGCCCCCAAAGATAACATCTACTAGTTGACCAAAAGCTGCTAATACTTTTGTCTTAGTTACTTTTACAAAGACTCTTGATTTTTCTGATTCTCTAAATTTTACATTCTTAGGATACAGTCCACGATAATTGTGATAGGCTGTCATCCATCGACCTTCATCAGCATCTCTTGACATTTCAGCAGATGAAAATCTATCTTGAATTAATCCTGCAAGACGATTATTTAGTTCAGGCTCAAGGTTTAAAGACAAACCCTCTTCATCTTCTACCTTACCAAAGTAAATGCCATCAGCATTTTGTATTAAACTATTTTCTTCTTCAGCCATATTTAAACCTTATTAATAGCCAAAATCACTATCAGCCGGTGTGTAAGCCTGTTCCATATGAAGATTCCTTATTCTACTAAAGGTATCTTGTATTCTTGGTCTAGACATTATTAAATAACGCAGAGCATCATAAGCATGATCTGGCGCATGTGTATCCACATCTTCTGGATTAGAACGATCCAGAGGAATACTTTGTAGTTCACGTATCAGGTTAGGGCAAGTATTTAATATTTGCAATCGTGGCCTTCCGCTTTGTTGAACTTTTAAGTATTCGTGGATTTGTATTTTCCCTTGTATTCTATTCTTATCAGCCCTTCTTAGTTTATGTCCTGCTCTAACAAGTGACTCGCCTACTGTTGGACCTGTTGTTCCTGTCCTAGCCCATGCTGCTGTATCTAATACGCCTTGAACAGAGTATGGGTCACTCAATTCCATTTGCGTTATTCTTTCTCCTAGATCTACACCTGTCAAGCCTTTTTGATATAATTCTCTATAAATAATAAGAGTACCATCTGAGGGGTCTACTGCTCCCCATATACAAGAGCTTTCCGAAGCGTAACCATAGTCAATACCTTTTATACGTTCCCAAGAAATAGGTATCTCAAAAGGAGTTACAACATGTTTGTCTACTTCAAATTCGGTAAAGGCTGCGCCTTCATTAACATCCCAAGTACCTTCTAACAACTGTCTTCGTTGTGTAGGAGGTAAAGCCTTTAGCATTTCTTCATATCGACCATCTTTAGCCAGATATGGATTATCATCTAGTCTAGCAGGAATAAACTTTCTAGTTAAGTTATCTTCCCCTATAAAAGATTCATTAGGAGGATAGGGGTCTATATATCTCTTTTTGACCCATGTTGCTCCTACACCGCCCGGATTAGCTGTACAACGCATGTACGGTACAATCTCAGGGTCGGTCGTTCTTAGGCGAGAAGCGAGATAATTCCATCCAAACTCAGTGGGTAAGTGAGTGATCTCGTCAAAGCCAATCCAAGAATAGGCTTGTCCTTGATACCGATATACATCAGCATCTCGCTCTAAGAAGCCGAACTCTACTTTGGCTCCGCTAGGGAAGTTCCAAAGTTTTTCTACTTCTTTGTACTTGCACCCCGGAAATGCTTTGGGGTATAGTTCTCTACTTTTATCTATAAGTTCTCTTAGCTCTGGCATTGAACGCCTAAGTATTAACGCTCTGTGTGCTGATCTATGTGCAAAGCGTAAAGGATCTATTAGCATTGCATAAGACTTACCACCACCTGCTGCACCACCATAAAGAACATCTTTCTCTGGTGCTGCTAAGAAGTCTGTCTGTGGTCCATTGTTAGGCTTAAAGATAACATTATTATTGACTTCTTCTTTTAAAGCTTTTGGAACTTGATCTAGTACATCTTCAGTAACAACTTTATTAGTCGTCTTTTTATCTAATTTATTTAATGTTTCTTTAGATGCGTTTAATGAATTTCTTTTTGCATCTAATCTTTGTTTGAGTCTGGTGGCACTTTTTTCTTTGCTACGAACTGCTCGTTTAGCACGAAGCTTCGTTTTAGTTTCTGAGTGGTAGTTATATCCTCTACCTTTTGCACCTTTTGGTCGTCCTGTTTTCTTACGGGGCGTACCATCTTTCTTGAGAACGAAGTTATTATTCTCATCAGTTAGATAATTCTCCGGGTTCTTTTTCCAATCTTCCATTCGCTATAATTTTCTTTAGCCCTGTGTGGCTTAAAGATCTCCCAGTTTCAGTTTGTAACCAAAGACTTCCTTCACGTAAAGATAGTACTTCATCTTGTACTAACTTAGCAATGTTTTTTAAAGATTCTAACTCACTCTCTATAGGCTTTAAAGTTTTATTATCTTGTGCTAACTCATATCCAAATGGAATGGTGCTACTCGATCTCCGCTTTTGCATCTATAATAATCTCTTCTTTGGCAGGGAGTATAAACAATCCTCCTTCTAATTTATGATTAACATCTATCCTTTCCTGTTTACCTAGTCCTGTCCTATCGAGGATAGTCTGGGCAGCTTGTAAACGCATGTTAGCTTGAGGAACTGGACTATTAGACTCCATTATATCCACAAGTTTCATAGCTGCTTTAGGTGCGGATTGCGCGAGGATGTTTGAGGCTAAGTCTATAATCTCGTTCTTGAGTGCGTGTACGACTTGCCAGTGTCCATTCTCGGAATAACCTGCTAACCTAGCTGCTTCTTTAGGATCACCTCCTGTTTGTACAAGATGGTCTAAGAAAGTCTGCTGTTTAGTTGTTAATTCTTTTTTCATAATATACAGTATTATACAGTTATTTTTCCGATTTGTCAAGTTATTTCTGCGGTAATAACGATAATACTTGACAAAACGTTCATTTAGGTGTATAATCTATATAACCCACCCGGGTTCACTACATCCCCATAGCCCCCTCAAATCCTTAAAGGGTCAGGGAACGATGTTCTCTTCCCTTCCTCTGAAGACCTTTAAAGACTTTAGAGTTCCGGCTCTAACTGGTTAACACTCTAAAACCCTGCAAAATGTATATGTATTAGTATATATATAGGGGGGGGTGGCTTGGCCTCCTGCCTAGACCCTAAAGGGGTCTAAAGTCCTCTGGAGAACTTTAAAGTCTTTGACTTTAAGCCTCTGGAATCTCTGGAATCTCTTGAGATTCCAAAAGAACTTTAAAGATCTCCGTAGATCTTCGATCTAACTTTCTAGTTTCCATAAATCTCAAGAGATTTATAAGCCTTTAGAGTAAACTCTAAAGACTCTATGAATCCAAAGGATTCAATAACTTAACAACTTATCTCACAAACTTATAAACTCTCTAGAGAGCTTATAAACTATAGTTTATTCTTCGTGTATTTTCACATGATTTAACTAGTTAAATTCCTGCCAAAACACCCGCTAAGAATGGCCTTTGATGCTGTTTCCCCAAAAATCGCCTGTTTTCTTTCGCATAATGCCTAGGAAAAATTTGGCGCATTTTTGAGTTGACAGCGATTTCTGGCTGTGCCTTTAATGGAATCGTCAAAAACGACACAACGAAATTAAAAGGAAACCTTTTATGTACAAAATAAGCGAAGCTTTAAGTAATTCTGGTTTGATTACGGTTGACGAAGCCGAAAAATATGACCTTAAAATTAAAAATTACATGAGAAAACGACCGTTTTCAGCGTTGATTTTTAAACTCAAAAGTAGCAGTGAACAGCACGATTTTGTCCTGAAATATATAAAATAAAATATAATTAA